GTGGGTCATCTCTGGAAATAAATTCGTAGGGGTATAAAAAGCCAGGTGCGGCCTTTATTGATTCAGGATATAATTTATATACGTGCATCAGTTCAGCTGGTATAAACTTGCGCAGCATTATAGTAGCGTCTCGATTAACTCTAAAAAGAGATTGGTCCATACGTAGCTTAAGCTTTCTGGCATCATTCTGAATCGCCGCTAATACTAAGTCGGTATTTACAATATCAGTAAGGCGTACCTCCATTTGTTGGTACGCCCGTGTTTTTATAAGCCTTGCATAATTATCGCGTTTTTGTTTTGCAGTTTTAAGTATTAGCTGTGAATATAACACAAATTCAGAATGCGAAAAAAGTTTACGAGTAGCTTTATTTTCCTTAGGACTGTATATTCTGACAGATATATAATCCTCTTCGCCAGCGCCCACGTTTTCAGACTGAGTGATAGCAAGAATATCTGAGTCTAAACATTCTTGCGTATCATAAAAGTCTAATATAGGTTGGCCGGGTAATGTTTCAATATTCTCCATAGATACGTCTATTTGCCGCGGCGTTTAACAATCTACGCGCCGTAGTCGGTTCGTGCAGTAAAGCATAGCCAAGAGCTGCCAAAACAGCACACACTTTTATTAAAATAACAGCTGCGAAGTATACAGGAAAATATAAGATGGCAAAAATAAACCAGAGGGTTTTTCGTAGGAACTTTTTCATAGTTATTTATTATTTCTCTTATGTGTTTTTGTGTTGGCCATATACGCACCGAAGTTAACAAAAGACATTGGTGCTGGGGCTAAGGCAAAAAGTGGTAACTTATCTATAGCCTCGGAGTCTGTTACCACGTGGTTTATAACCGCAAGTGCTTTGTTTAAGCGCCAAAATACCTTTCCGTTTGTGTTGAGGATACGCACTTTTTGTGCGTCGCTCATTTTTCTTACTTTCTTTTTCATACTTTTAAGTTTTTTAATGCTTATTATTACGTTTATGTGTTTTTGTACTCGCAATTGCTGCGCCATAACTGGCCATGTTTATTTCAACATACCATATTGTGGGCCTGGGCCTTGGTAAATCTTTTTTAGTGTAAAGATTACCAGCGTATACATTTCGACGCTTTTGCTTATGAAGCTTTTGCTTTACGCGCTTTTTGCGTTTAACTCTAAACGGTTCAAAATCGCAGTCCATGCTAATTAACTTTAAGCGTATCAAAGTCCAAAATGTATATTTTTTCAGTAGGCATATTTATGTTACCCTTATTATACTTACCGTATACCACACTTTTACTTTTATCGGTTACTGTCATTTTAACATCAAAAACGTGCATACGACGTGCGAGTAGGCTGTCAATAATTATGTCTTGGCGTTCAATGCGCTTAGCCTGCTGTTTGACTTGTTTTTGAGACAAGCCAAACAGCGCAGCTAAAGCACAGCTTACCAAACTTAATACGATGTATATTATTATACGTATTATTGTTCTTTTCATTTGCTTAACCTTTGATTAATTTGATATTCAATTGTCAGATTATATAAGGCTTGGTGATGTCAAGCTTATTCTTTATTGTATTCTTCAATTAAGTGCTGAAGCCTAATATTTCGCAAGTCATCGCCCATTTCTTTGTTAATTTTATCGAACTTTTTTGAACATTTTTTCACAATCTCTTTTACAAGCGGGTACCGAATCATGGCAAACATAAGTTGAGCTGCTATGGAAGATACATCGCCACCGAGTGTAAAGCAATTTCCTTCATCTCCTATAAACATAAAGCTTGCACCAGTACCCTGGAGCTGTTCAAGGTAAGCTTGCGCAGTCCTTTGAATAAGTTTTTGTTCTTCTTTTTCCATTAGCTTAACATTTGATTGATTTGATATTCTATATCGTGTAATTGAATCATTGATAATTCGGTTAATTTGCATCTTATATGCTCTATTATTGTTGCTTTTTCTTGCGCATGTTTTTTAGCATAAAGATATTGCTGCTTATTACCGATATATAAGTGGCCACTACCTTCTATGTTACGGAGAGTAGCCGCATCAAATCTCAGGTATGGATACTCTTGCACCTTTATGTATTTATTGCCTGATGAAATAACAGTTGTTTCATATATTTCACCAAAACGTGGATAGTCGAGTAAACAAACTACGCCGCCTTTATTTACGTGTCTCATAATTCTATTTATTGGTGGAACCAAAAGACCCTTCGCCACGTTCGCTTGTATGTTCGAACAGGTCAGTTTCAGGCACTACGCACAAAGAATACTGCGGCGCGTCAACAACAACAGCCTGCGCAATCTTCATACCGGGCATTAAGCGCACTTCGCTATTGCCTACGTTAATGACATGTATATGCACCTCGCCTTGATAATCGCTGTCTACGATGCACGCACCTACAATGAGACTAGCTAGAGGCTGTGTAGGTTTTGGCTTTTTGCCTGCGCGCATCATAGCTCCGAAGCTAGTGGCGATACCTGACTTGTTTTTAAAAACAAGCATTTTGTTTTCAGGCAGCGCGACCTTAATACCTGCTGGAATAAGAATATCCGACTGAGGGGCCAAATATAAGTTTTGTTCTAGGTCATTAGGTATGAAAAAATCAATACCGGCTGAACCAGGCGTACCGTATTCAGGTGTGCGCACGTCTCTAATTTTTGAAATCTTTAATTGCGTCATATACTATTGTATTAAAATTAATTCTGTCTACAAATTCTATTTGCGTGACTGTAAGGTCAAAGGCCCTGATGAACTTCAGGAATGAATTATACTCTACTTTTTGGGCCGCTGCTAAGTTTTGTGGGCGAATACCATCAGGCCGAATGGCTTGAGTGTTCACAGGGCACATCAAGAAGTAGTGTGGCTTATAAAGCGCATCAAAGTCCTTTATGTATGCTTTAACAGTGTCAAGTGTATCTGTATATGCCATGCGAAGGCGCCGTGGTAGGTCTAGCACATCAATGTATGTGTCTAAATACACCCGGTTATCAAGCATGCAGCGGTCTAGTATAATCACTATTTTATCTTCTTTAGATACACAGTTATCAAGTTCTTTGACCACTTCGTCTCTGTTGACAAAAGAGTCAATAATGCTGAGCTGCTTAAGATAATAAGCTATAGACTCATTACGCAGTTCATCAAGATTAGTATCAATAATCTTACGTGCTGGAGATGGGAAGGCTATAGGTGTAATACCCTTGCTCTTCAGGTACTTTTTAAGATTATTAATTAAGGTTGTTTTACCAGTACCTGAAGGGCCAGTTAAAATAACAATTTTACTGTTCATACTCTTTGATTATTTTATTAAGTGTTTCTATTGCTAATTTATAACTATCAGTGCATGCATAATATATTGCATTACGTTCTTGCAAAGTAAGATAGTTTTTTTCGGCGTATTTATCAACTAGCTTGGCCGTGGTAGTAAAGCTGAACTTAGTTCCTATTGGGTTTTTATACTTAGAATAATATATAGCTAACTCGCAATAATGAATTGCTTTTTTAATATCTTCTTTCCCATTTTTGAACCTGTGCCTGGTTACATATTTTACTATGTTTCCATCAAAGTAGTCAAGATGTAAATTAACAATCAACTCAACAGGTTGAATGGCTAATTTTTTATAGTGGTCTCCACCCACTTGATGTTCTAAAGCATTGCTCATAT